CTCGTTCAAGCCCCTATTTTACAAGGGTTTCAGACGGATTGAGCCTTACTGGACACGACTTACCCCGATTGGAGACTAAACGCCCAGAGTGGTCATTCTCAGAAACCGAGGGTGTTGAGATAGTAGGTAATGACACGTTTGGCGATGAGTGCGCGGAATGGGCCGAACGTTTCCTTGGCATAAAAATGATGCCGTGGCAATTGCACGTCCTCCGCGGACAACTTGCCCACGACGGTCAAGGCAATTTGCTAAATCGTCAATCTCTTGTTTCCGTGGCTCGACAAAATGGAAAATCGGAGTGCCAAATTGCCGTCTGTGGTTGGTGGCTCTGCACAATGGGCGCTCGACGTGATCGTCCTCAAACCGTCGTCACTACCGCGCACCGTCTTGACATTGCAACATTGTTGTTTGAGCGAGTTGCACCAATCCTCATTGAAAAATTCCGCGCCGAAGCGTCTTGGTCTTATGGGCGAATGGGTCTAATAATGCCGGACGGGTCCAAGCTCTGGACTCGCGCCGCAACCCCAACCAATTTTCACGGGCTCACCGTGGATTGTTTTATCATTGATGAACTCTGGGCCATTGGCGACCAGATTGTTGACGATGCAATTATTCCAACTCAAAAGGCTCGCAAATCTGCACTTTGCTCAATGTGGTCAACGGCCGGGACCGAAGCATCGTCAAGTCTGCTTGCCAAACGAGAAATGGGATTGCGCGCAATTGACAAACCCGAGGAGTCGGGCAATTTCTATTTTGCTGAATTTAGCCCGGGACACAATATCGACCCAATGACTCCGGAGGCGTGGGCGTATGCAAACCCGGCTCTTGGATACACCCTCGACGTAGAGACGCTACGCGGTGAATCTTTGACAATGGCGCGATCAGCATTTCTACGCGCAACGTGCAACGTCTTTGTTGCCTCCGCTCAATCGTGGCTCGATGCTGGACTTTGGGAGACGTTGACAACGGATATTGAATTAGGCTCCGGCGGAGTCCTTGCGGTAGACCAATCGCTCAACCAAGATCGAGTGGTCGGACTCCGAGCAAAAAAAATTGACGACCAAACTATTGTTGAAGTTGCTTTTGTTGAACCGACCCTTGCGGGCGCGTGGAGCCGTATCGAAAAACTAATGGAATCCGACGCTGCTCTACAACTTGCAATTGGCGCTGGACTAGAAATTCAACTACCCGCCAAACTTAAGTCAAGGACTACCACGGTAGGACATAGGGAAATGACAAAGTGGACCGCCATAGTTCGCCAGATGATTAAAGAAAACCGAGTCAAGCACCACGGCGAATTGTTACTCAACGAGCACGTCGCTCGGGCCGTACCGGTCAAAATGCAATCGGGTTTGTCTTTGAGCTCGACGCGTTCTCCCGGCGCTATCGAACTTGCCCGATGTCTTGTTTTTGCGGTTGCTATGTCAAGTCGTCCAGTCGCTCCCAAACGAGCCGTGTTCGCCTCAAGTTGAAATTCCCTATCTTTATTTGAAGCGCTCGCTTTTGTGTTTGTGTTGTGTCACACTCTGACCAATGGCTCTATTTAATCGCAAGATTACAACCGGCGCGTTTGCTGCCGAACCCGTTCGCGCTGCCGCGGGTGGAGCCTCTCAAATCGGCGAGTTCTATTCATATTCTGTCGGGACTATGGAGGAACTCGCCCTCTCCGTTCCAACAATTAACCGTGCTCGAGACTTGCTGGCCTCCTCTATCGCTTGCTTGAATTTTCAGTCCTACACCCTCCAATGGACCGGCGAGCGATACGAGGAAATTTACGTGCCGGGCGAATCGTGGATGACGCGCCCAGACCCAACGGTCACGCGTAATTTCATTATCTCTCAAACCGTAAGCGATCTTTTTATGTACGGGCGCGCTATGTGGGCCGTGACCTCACGTTATGCAAACGGTTTTCCCGCCACGTTTCAATGGCTCCCACAATCAAATATCTCAACGCCCGGACAGGTCGGTCCGCAATGGTACGGCAATCCAAATGAAATTCAATTCAACGGCATTCCGCTTAAGACCGAAAATGTAATAACATTCTTATCCCCAACTCAGGGGATAATTTTTATGGGTCGTCGAGTTATCAACACCGCGATTCGACTCGACCAAGCAGCGGAACGATTTGCCTCAAACGAAATTGCCGCCGGTTATTTGCAACAGACCAAGGACTCCGAGCCTATGACCGCGGACGAGCTCGGCGAGCTCGCGGCGGGCTGGAGTTCGGCTCGCCGCACAAATTCGATAGGTGCTCTCAACGGTTTTGTCAATTGGGTTTCCTTTGACCAAGACCCAAGCAAGTTGCAAATTACCGAGGGCCGTCAACACTCAGCATTGGAACTCTCACGTTTGTCAAACATTCCCGCGTGGATTCTTGGAATTGGTATTCCGGGGATGACCTATCAAAATGCTCAGGATTCTCGCCGTCAGCTTTTTGAGTTCGGATCTCGTCCGCTGGCTCACGCAATAGATGAACGTTTGTCAATGAACGATGTTTTGCCTAATGGACGCCACGTCAAATTCGACGTTGAGTCGTACCTCGGAGAACTTGCCGTTGACATTCCCGTCGAACCAATCGTCCCAACCCCCCAAGGAGCAAACCAATGATTCGTTTTGAAGCGACACCAATAACACTTGACGCTGCCGCGCCCGGCAGCACCGAGCCGCGTCGCACTATTACGGGCCTCGCAATTCCTTGGAATGTTGAAGCAACCGTCTCGACGGGCCAGCGCGTGAAATTCCTTGAGGGCTCTCTCCCCGTTGACGGTCCCGCGCCGGTCTTGCTTGAGTTTCACGATTCCTCACGTCCCGTTGGAATCGTCACTCAACGCGTGTCAGATTCAACCGGAATGATGTTTGAAGCAAAACTTTCAGACACCGCAGCCGGGCGCGATCAAATGACTTTGATGCTTGACTCCGTGGTCACCGCGGTTTCCGTAGGAGCCGAGCCCATTGACTACACGATCGACAAAAAGACCGGAACGATGACCGTCACACGCGCAGCGTGGAGCGAACTCAGTTTGGTCACCGCTGGAGCATTCTCCGACGCAAAAATTTTACAAGTCGCAGCCTCGACCCCCGAGGATGATGAACCCCAACCAGAAACAGAAAAGGAAACAGAAATGTCAGAACCAATCGAAACCGCAGTCGTTGAGGCTGCAACAACCCCGACGGAATTGCTTTTCGCAACTCCGAAAAAAGCATCAAGAATTCCAACCGCAGTTGAGTACCTCTCCGCTGCAATTCAAGGTGGCGCCAAATGGGAAACTCTTCGCGCAGCTGCTCCCGATGTCATTACTTCGGATATTCCCGGCATCATTCCGACGCCGATTGTGGACGGAATTTATAACAATTTTATAGCTCGTAGGCCTATGATCGACGCTCTTGGCGCTCGCGCGATGAGTGCTATCCCGGGCTCGTCTTTTGTTCGTCCGGTTGTTACAACAAACGTGACTCAAGGAGTCCAGAGCACTCAGAACACCGCACTTGCTCAAGGAACTTTTGTCGTATCAGAATCGACATTTACAAAACAAACATTCGGTGGATTTGTGGAGCTCTCCGAACAAGCAATGGATTGGAGTACCCCAGAGGTTCTTGGAGCATTGCTCGACGATATGGGTCGAATCTATGCAAATGGAACGGACGCTCTTGCTTGTACCGCGGTAACTGACGGACTCACCGAGACACTTGCATTCGGTGACCCAACTGACCCCGCTGATTGGGCTACTTGGATTGCTGACGCTGCCGTCCAAATCTTGAACGGTTCAAACGGCAACCTCCCAACTCACTTGCTCATTGCTCCCAACGTCTGGGGCGATCTCATCAAGCTCGTTGACAGTACCGGACGAGCATTGTTCCCGAACCTTGGACCAATGAACGCGACGGGTAACTTGAACGTCACAACTAACGACGGCGGATTTGCTTTTGGGCTGCGCGTTGTAGTTGACCGCAATTTGGCGGACGATGTGCTCATCATCGCTGACCCAACTGGGGCAGAATTTTACGAGCAAGTCAAGGGCGCTTTGATGATTCAGGCACCGTCAACCGCATCAATGACAATTGCTTGGAGAGGGTACGCGGCCGCCAAGGTCATCGACTCTTCAAAGTTTGTTGTTGCAACCAACTACTAACTAAAACCGAAAAACGAAAAGGATTTCAGCGTGGCGACTTATACGGTCACAAATAAAATGCGACTAACAGACGTCGCCGTGCTGCAAACCTTGACGCCCCACGACCTCGACGTCGGTGATCTCATTGACGTTGCGGGAGTTGGTGACGGGTTTGACGACACGTCTTTACTTGTCCGCGCCATTCCCGATTATCTTTTCACCGGCGTCGACGACCAAGGCGATTACGTCTACAACTACAATGTTTTAATTCCAAACCAAGTTTTGTTTGAAAATGTTGGAGCCGATGTAGGGCGCTCAAGCGCTACCGGGACGATTGAATACTCGGTCACGGTGACTTGGATTGATGACCAAGACGTTTTGAATTGGCTTGGCATTGACCCGGCAACGATGAATGACGAATTGTTCGTGGCAGCGTGCACCGACGCGGCTAACGCGGTCGCGTATCGTCGACGTCAAGCCGCCGGATATACGGATTCCGTGTCAACTTGTGGCTCCGATGTACAACTCGGGACGACGATGTACGCGGCTGCTCTTTACCGGGAGCGCGGCTCGCTCGATTCGTTTCAATCGTTTGACGTAATGTCAACACCCGCTCCCGTCGGAGCAATGGGTCAAATCCTCCGTCTCTGGGGCTGCAACCGTGCTCAGGTCGCATAATGGGCCGATGCAATGAAGCGCGTGAACGTCTTGTTGAGACTCTTGAGGACGCTTCGTTGGTGGTCGTTTCGGATGCGCGAAACATTCGCCCCGGGTGCGTTATTATCGACCCTCCAACAATCACGCGATCTACGCCGGTACAAATCTCAATGGAATTTATCGTCACGGCAGTCCAACCGCCACCCGGCAACTTGGACGCCCTCATTGCTCTCCTCAACCTCGTCGACATCGTCATCGATGCCACGGGTGCAACCTCGGCAAGTAGTACCGTCTACAGCGTCGGAGGGCAAGACCTACCCGCTTACCAAATCACCGTCCCTTGGGTCGGATACCCCGCTTAAGGAGCAAAATGTCAACCTATAAAGTCTTGACCGATATGGTCGCAAACAAATCAATCGGAGACTCAATCTCAAGCGAGGAACTCGACGGTTGCTCAATTGAAGCTCTTATTAATTCGGGGCATATTGCACCGACAACACAACCCAAAAAGGAAAAGGAATAACAAATGGCAATCTACGTAAACAAAGATATTTTTTGCACGGTTAACGCAATTGATTTGAGTTCATACGTCTCATCGGTTGAATTCGTTCAAGCGGTTGACGCCGTGGAATCAACCGCGTTTTCGGCAACAAGCACCAACGGACATTCGTTTATTGGGGGCATTCAAAACAACTCGGCAACGATTACGTTCAATCAAGATTTTGCAGCCTCTAAAGTTTGGGCAACGCTCAACACCCTTGTCGGAACTCCGACGACCCTGATTATGCGCCCGACGTCCGCGGCGGTGAGTGCGACGAATCCGACTCTGACCCTAAGTTCGACTCTGATGTCGAGCCTAAGTCCGATAAATGGTGCCGTGGGCGACCTTGCCTCTACCGGGGCGATCTCGTTTCAAGGTGGCCTCTACACCTCAGCAATCGTCTAATGTTTGAGTTGTTTATCGCGACGGTGCTCGTCGATGGCAGCGAACATGAAATTTGTTTGACGGTTTCGTCATTGCTGGAATTTGAACGGTTGCACACCGTTTCAATCATCAAGGCAATTGACGAGAACCTCTCAATGGAATATCTAGTGACTCTGGCGTATTTGTCTCATAAGCAATTAGGCCGCGTGACGAACATTGAAAAATTCAAAGACGAGGTGAAAGGTATCTCGTACAAGGTCGAACGTCTCCCTTTTGGCGTGACGGTATCCACGGAGTCATTGCCGGACTAATCCTTAACGGGATTCCATATTCGGAAATCATTCAGATGCCGTTGACACTTGCAAACACTCTCAACCAAGCAATTATTGATCGGAACAAAAAATGAGCGCTAAGTCATCCGCACAAGTCCACGGACTCACGGAGGCGCTCGCAATTCTCAAAAAGGTTGAGCCCGAGACGGTCAAGCAAATCAACGCCAATATCAGACGCGAGGCAAAACCCGCAATTCAAGCGGTGCGGCAATACTTGACCAACCTTGACCCAGACGGTAACCCGCTTAATTCAATGGCAAACAGCGTTTTGATAAAAGACCGTGGCGACTCGACGCGTTGGAATTTTCCTCGGGTTAAAGCTGGAATCCGATTCAAGAGCGGCGGACCGAGCAAGAAAAAGAAAAAGGCAAGCCGCCAAAACTACGCAATGTTCTCAATCATTCAAAGCAACGCCGCCGGTGCAATCTATGACGTAGCGGGTTCGCGCAATGCGGGCAAATCAAAGACCTTTGTTCCCAACCTTGAGGGCGTAGATGTTCCGCACAAGGACGGCGACCGTCAAGGCAAAAAAGGACCGTCGCGTTATATGTGGCCGGGTGCGGAATCTCATATCCCGGCACTCACCGCCTACGTCAAAACTCAGGTCAAGATCATTGAGCAAAAGACCAACAAAAGTTTGTTGAAGCGAGGATAACCCGTGGCAATAATCGTTGACATCCTCACCGAATACAACAAGACCGGAGCCGACGCCGCTAACAAATCAATTGCCGGGATTGGCACAAACTCGCTTAAGAGTGCAATTTCAATTGGTGCCGTTACTGCCGAACTAGGACGAATGGTCAAGGCCGCAGCCGATGACGAAAAGTCCGTCAATCTGCTTGAGCAAACTATCCGCGCAAACACCGACGCGACCGATAACCAAATCAAATCGGTTGAGGATTTTATTGCAAAAACCCAAATGAGCGCCGCGGTGACGGACGACGAATTGCGCCCGGCACTTGGCAACCTTATTCGAGCAACCAAGGACGTCACTCAGGCTCAAACCTTGATGAATTTGGCGCTTGACATTTCTGCCGGAACGAACAAGGACCTCACGACCGTTTCTTTAAGTTTGTCAAAAGCGGTTAATGGAAATTTTGGAGCACTCAGCAAATTAGGAGTTCCGCTTGACCAAAACGCGGTCAAAGCAAAAGACCTTGACGGAGTGCTGATTGGTCTCCAAACCTCGTTTGCTGGAATGAGCCAATCGGCAGCCAATAGCTCGTCTGGCGGATTCAAAAAATTTAACATTGCCGTCGGTGAACTTGAGGAATCAATCGGCTATTTGGTTCTTACACCAATGACAAATTTTGCGACCAACCTTGCAAATTTGACAACAAAACTCAGCGGATTTGTTAATAAAATTGACGGAGCAGCGCCGCAAACGGAATTGTTGGGCGGAAAAATTCAAAAGATTGCAGACATTTTGCAATTTACGAACCCTCTTGTTGCCGCGTTTAATTGGCTAATAAAAGACCACACCTCAACGGCAAAAGACGTCACCGACGCGGTTGACGCTGAGGCGGCTCGGTTTGGACGATTGCGCGAAAACTATATTGCCAACAACATTGCCGCCGCCGATACGGTCAAGGTCCTCGACAAAGTTAAGACCGGCACAAAGCAAGTTGACACCTCAGCAGCGGACCTCGCCAAGACTCTCAAAGACAAGTCAAAAGCGTCCATTGAGAAATATCGAGACGCGCTCAAAGAGGCTCGAGCAGAAATGGCAGATTTTGCCAAAAGCACGTCGGGCGAGTTGTCCGGTATGGTCAGCCTCCGAGAGGCATTTGACACCAATGCAACCGCCGCCGATGCCGTCACGACCGCTCTAAAGGACCGCCAAATGGCGTATGAGGCTCTCAACACGGCTCAGCAGTCTGATGATGCGGACAATCTCGCCAAAGCGATTCAGGGCGTTGCCGATGCCGAAACCAATTTGACGGCGGCTCGGCAGAAAAAAGCCTCAATGACCACGGTGGGCGAGTTTGCCAAGCAAGTCACAATGGCCAAGAAATTCGCCGCCAATCTCTCAACTCTTGTTGGGTACGGTCTGGGTCCCGACGGTCTTGCTCAGCTCTTAAATCTTGGACCCGTTGCGGGCTCCGCCGTCACCGATGAGATGATCGGAATACCGGGAGTATTTGGACAATTCCAAGAGGCGTTGGGCAGTCTTGCGGGAGCAGCAAATCAACTTGGTTTGAGTTCGTCAACCGCGTTTTTCGGCGGCAGCGTGAACACCGCTCAACAAAACCTCAACGCGGCCAAGGGCATTACGGTCAACGTGAACGCGGGTCTTGTGGCAACTCCGGCGTTAATGGGTCAACAAATTATCGACGCCATACTCGCAGCCCAGCGCGTAGGCGGAACGGTGTTCTTAGGCGTATGACTCAACCCGTGATTCAAGTCCTTGTCGGGTTTCAATCGACAACCGCGTTTGGGCAACCGTTTATCCTTGACGACGCAACAAACGGCGTCCTCAACACTACGGGCCGAGGCACTTTAGGCGGAATCACTTATGTTGATCTCACAAGTCTTGTTCAGAATATAAACATTGGGCGCGGTCGCTCTCGACAATTGCAAGAGTTCCAATCAGGCCAAGCAACGGTGACGTTTTGGAATAAAGGTCGGTCCCTTGACCCGTTGAATACGTCATCGCCATATTGGATTGGGTCACCCTCCACCGGCACAACGGGAATTCAACCGCGTCTCCCAATCATTATCAATGCAAACGGAATCCCAATTTATACCGGGCTCATTACAAGTTGGAATCTTGCTTACGACCTCGCCAACAACGATTTAATGTTTGCACAATGCTCGGACAATTTCACCGTGTTTGCAAACCTCCAACTCAACGCGCACACCACGACCCAAGAGTCAACAAGTACGCGAATCAATAACGTCCTTGCATATTCCGAGGTCAATTATCAGGGCGCTCGAAGCGTCTCTAGCGGAACCTCAACGCTTGGTGGGACTGCGGCGTCTGCCGATTTTAGCGTTATTCAAGATACGAACTTACTCAATTACATTCAGCAAGTTACTCAATCTGAGCAAGGTCAAGTGTATATGGCCGCCAACGGGACGTTTACTTGGAAAGGTCGAGGGACGGTATTAACCGCGTCGGCTGCAACATTCAACGGTGACGGAACGGGTCTCGCGTATCAAACGCTTGAGAATCAGTTTGGTGATACGTTGCTTTACACATACGTCCAGACTCAAAGCCCAGCGGGTGCGGTACAAGTGACCGGCAACTCAACCTCGATTGCTCAATATCAAACT